GTGATGTCGGCATTGGTACGACAGCGCCAAATGCCTTATTAACCATATCAAAAACTATTTCATCCGATACTAGATTTTTAGAAATAAATAATGCTGGAAACAATCAATTTCGGAGTGATATTGACTTCACAGTAACTTCTGGAGGCGTTACTGTTGGTAGAATATCTTCTATTTATCCAGCTAGCAACGATGTAGGACTGTCGTTTTCAACTTACGGAACAAGCCCATCAACAGGATTGCACGAACGTATGCGAATAAATGGCAGTAACGGCAACGTCGGCATCGGCACGACTAGTCCAGGAAACAAATTAGATGTAATAGGAAACATACTAGTACAAGGAACTCAAGGGTTCAACTCAACAGGAGAAACAGCCTCTATTTACGTAGGAGATACAGCTTCTGAGATTAGAGCAGTTTATGATGGAGGTTTAGACTTTTATCAAAACAGTACCCACAGAATGAGAATCCAAGGAGGGACTGGCAACGTCGGCATTGGAACGACAGCGCCAGTAATGAAGCTTCACGTTTCTGATGTTGGGGCTAACATTGTCAGTGGAAACGCAATCAGTACGTCAACAATGAAAGGCGTAATGATTCAAAACACAAACAATGGCGATGAGTCTATTGGAGTGTGGTTTAATACTGGAGGTAGTCACTGGTCTGGAATAACTGGTCAGCGAACGGCCGCGGCAACTAACTGGGCTACCGATTTGCGTTTCTTTACACACGAAGCTGCACTTGTTGATTTGACGTATGCTCGTGAACGTATGCGTATTGATGGAGAAGGCAACGTCGGCATTGGTACGACTGCGCCAGCAAACAAATTACAGATTGGCTCTATGGGGTCGAGTGGATACGGGGGTAATGACTTTACGGTTGGTGATGGAACTTCAGTTTTCGCTATTTATATGGCGAACAACCTTACAGGTTTTTATACAAATAAAGCGTTCTCGTTTCAAAATGCGGGTGCTGGCTCAACTGGGAACGTCCTCATCGGAACCACCACAGACGCAGGATACAAACTCCACGTAGTTGGTAATGGTTTATTCACAGGCACATTAGAAGTGGACACAGTAAACAATGGTGTTGGTGATTTCCTAACAAGAACAGCTGGTGGTATTATTACAAGAAGAACGGCAGCTGAGGTATTGTCAGACATAGGTGCTGCTTCAGCGGGTGGTTCAGCAAACTACATCCAAAACCAGAGTGCAGCCGTGCAAGGTGCTGCATTCAGGATAAATGGAACTGGTAGCGTAGAAAACATGGCGATAGGTGGAGCAGGTTCCTTTGGAGGTTCTGCCAAGTCCTTGTTCATAGCACAGACAACAACAGCCCCTAACTCTAACCCAACAGGTGGCGTGGTTACCTATGTAGAGGACGGCATAATGAAGGCACGTAGTGCTAGCGGCAACATAACCTTTTTAACCATATAGCATGCAGCAGTGGCAAGAAGCAAAGTACACCCTGATACAGTCCTCTGGGACGTTTACAATCAGCGGAGTAATACCGTTACCTCCACAGGGTGGATACCCGCTCGTGGGTAGTCTGTTTATAGGCGCAGGTATAGGAAAATCAGGATACAGCTACGGTCTTACGGCAGACGTTTACTACGACGAGTACACCAACTACGGACCGATAAACGGTCTTGATAGTTTTGGTGGAGGCAATAGTCCTCCAACCCTTGCGGGGCTGGGTATATCCATCTACTTTGACGGGTCTTCCGCCACGTGGAAGATGGACGTAGCATCCTCCTACTTTAACAGTTACACATTCGTAGACGTAAGGGTCATGCACAAACTATTTAAGATATGATTTCACTAGAAAGATATGTACGCGGTCCGTTAAACCTTACTGGAAACACTGGAGGTACGTTTACCAGGCTGACAATTTCAGTTCCACCAAACATTACTGGAACGGAAAAGGCTGGAGCAATTGTCAGGTACAGGATTAGTTCTAAAGTTGGTCAGGGTGGTTATGCCTCCTTTCAGGGATACATAAGTCTGGCATACGACACCGTTAATGGAAGGTCAACAACTCCGCCAATAACGGGTCAGGGAAATGGTGCGACTGGAACAGACCCAGACTTCTACGACAACATGGGCTTTGACATCCTTTGGGACACTGACAATAACTTTTATCTAACCATGAGTCCAGCCTCATCGTTTCCAGAAGACAGTCAGAACATGTGTGTGTTTGAGGTCATTAAATTTATACAGCCATGAGTTCTAAATCGTTTCAGTTTGCACACAGGTTTTCGTCTACCTCTACCACGCCTCTGACCATAGACATACCAAACACGGTAAACATTTCATCCAACCGATACATCCAGCGAAACGGGAGTGATTCTCTTGGAGCGGTTGGTAAGTTTTACCTCTACGGGATGGACGAGGACGGGTTTATGTACACAGAAATATTTAACTTTGTGTGGGAGCACGACTCAACAAACCTAGAGAGCATAGCTGTGTATGCAGACTTTGCTCCATCCGTATTGAATCTCTTCCTAGAGAACAAGTTCCGTATTGGAATTACTCCGCCAAACGGCAACATCGAGTGGATGGTTTATATAGAGGGTATTTGCGCTAATGGATAAGTTTCCTATATTTGTAGAAAATAATACGACATGGTATCAACAACACTCATCCAACAGACAGCTGGCGGTTCTTTAAAGTTCAGGTCAGAAAGCTCTATGGGCTTCACCAAGGGCAGCAACTACGTATGCGTAGAGGTTTCTAACTACAGCCCCAACAGCACGTACATCAACCTGAAGTTCTACGAGGAGCAGCCATCAAAGATGTCTGGGCCGATGTTTAGCACATCGTTTCTATCTGGCATCTCAGACGTAGAGACAGAGGGCAAGCAGACAGTCATCGAGGCTATTGCCATCGAGGCTGAGGCAGAGGCTATCAAGCACCTCAAGGCGTTCAACAGCACCTCTGCATTCGAGAGCGCTGAGTTTGCCCCAGCGGTGAGCCCATCAATGATCTAACCAAACATTAAAATACAGTTAACATGAAAATCAAGGAAGAACAGCTTACGGAGCTCAAGGAGCTTCAGCAGCAGGCAAACCAGATCCAAGCCGAAATGGGATCTACAGAAATGGCTATGCGGTCGTTCGAGGACAGAAAGAATCAGATCTGGGACGCCGCAAAGGAAAACCAGACCAAGGTACAGGCTGTACTCAAAGAGATCCAGTCAGAGCTAGGTGAGGGTTCTATCGACATCAGCACGGGTGAGTTTACACCAGCCGAGCCGAAGGCAGAGACAATGTCTGTGGTCGAGTAAAACAACAGAGGCACACAGGAGGGCTCGTCATTCAGACGGGCCTTTTTTTTGTCTATATTTGTGGGCAAACACTGAAGGCTAATGAGTTGGTACAACGAGAACCACGAGACAATCAAACAGTTTGGACTGCTTGTGGTTGGCATTGTGGGCACATGGATGACAAAGGACAGAATATCTGCGTTTACAGAGAAGAAGCGATCGATGCGCGAGGACACAGCGGTTGTTGTAGACTCGTCACAGAAGGTGCTCGACATGATGGAGCGCGTGATGAAGAGGCTTGAGAGCGACAACCACGACTGCGAAAAGAAGCTGGCAGAGTTCAGGCTAGAGATAGATACACTTAAGGCTCAGATGCATATGTATAACGTTTCGGTTGTAGAGCCAGTCAAGGACAGCGAATAGATTTACACATCTGTAAAGTAGGCCTCTACGAGTCCTATATAGCTTTGCAGGCAATTAAATAAAGATTTATGGAAGGATTTGAGAACATACTTGAGGCTACAGGCTTGAAGCTTGTGGACGAGAACGAGATCAACGGCCAGCAGCCTACGGGTGACGGCCAGGACGATGGTGCTGGAGACGCTGGCACTGGAGCGGGTCAGGACATTAACGACGGTCAGGGAGATGACCAACAGCAGCCAGACGTGCCCGAGGGCGGTCAGGACAATGCTCAGGAACCAGCAGATGGAAACAGGGTCATCTACACTCCAGAGGAACCCAACGGCTCGGACGGTCAGGGAGCAGGCTACTCGGACCAGGGCGGCGATGAGCCAAGCCCAGAGGAGATCACACAGTTCGTGAACTCGTACCTGACAGAGACCATCGGCGTATCGCTGGAGGACCTTCAGGAGCGCCTGGATAGACCAGCTGTTGATGACCGCATAAAGCCCATCCTCGACTTTATCGAGAAGACTGGAAGAGATCCTCAGGACTGGTTCATGTACCAACAGACAGACCCAGCCAAGATGGACAACGCAGCGGTGCTCAGGATGCAGATGCTCTCTGAGAACCCAGACATGCTCCCAGAGGACGCTCAGATGTTGGTGGAGAACAGGTACAAGCTCGACGACGAGATGCTTGACGACAGGGAGCGTAAGCTTCTTGACCTCCAGATGAGGATGGACGCAAACAAGGCAAGGAAAGAGATCTCCTCGCTTCGGGAGTCGTACGCTGCACCGATCAAGAAAGAAACGCAGCGGTCAACGACACCAGAGGTGCAGAAGATTGCTAACGATAATTGGATACAGGAAGCTCAGAGTGAGATTGAAAGCCTAGAGGGCATTGACTTCGAAATTGGAGACAAGACCTTCACCTTTGGCCTAAACCAATCGACAAAGGGACTCCTTAGGTCTAAGAGTGCTCAGGTAGACGCATACATGGACCAGTACATAGGTACTGACGGTACGTGGAACCACGAGCTGTTTAACACGCACCAGGTTGTACTCAACAGCATCGACGAAATTGTCGGGGCAGTGTACAAGCAAGGCATTTCCGATGGCCAGCGGAATGTGGTGCAGGAGGCAGCAAACGTGGGGACAACGGCACCTAGGACAGGTGGAGGTCCAGCTGTAAGTGGGCTTGAGCAACAGCTTGCAAAGATTCTGGGGTCAAACAACCAGATGATGACAATCAAAGTGTAAAACCTAAAAAACAAAAAAAAACATGGCAAACATGACAGGCGTAACCGCTGGTGCTTTTTCAAGCAACCCGAGCGCATTCAAACAACTAGACCCAGCGAAATACATCGCTCTGGGCGATTTCATTGACGAGGTAAACAAGCCAGACAACCGCGAGAAGCTCGTGAAGTCTTTTGGTGCCCAGGGCATCACTGGATTCTTACAGCTCGTGGGTGCGGTGAAGAACCAAGGCACGAACGACGAGGTTCAGTACTGGGAAGAGGATCGTTTGCACCAGATGCAGGCAATCACTGCAGGTGTTGGTGGCATTGCAGCCGCTAAGACCCAGACCCTTCCTTTCGGTGCTGCGGCCAAGTTTGTACGCGTAAACGACGTGGTACTCCTTGCTGGCAAGGTACGTGCGTTGGTAACAAGCGTTACAACCAACAACTTCGTTGTTGCAAACCTCAAGGACGTAAACCTTCCATTGATTGCTGAAGGTACCTACAGCCTTCCTATCATCGGTAACCTCTTTGCCCAAGGCTCTGACCAACAGACCGAGTATCTTGAGTCAAACCTGGTGAAGCGTACAAACGGCTACATGATCATCAAGGACATCTTCAAGGTGACTGGTTCACAGGCAACCAACATTGGCTGGGTAGACTTGGGTGCTGGCGACTACCGCTGGTTCATCAAGGGCGAGACCGACACACGTGAGCGCTACATCGACAAGCGTGAGATGATGATGCTCATGGCTGAAAACGCAAACCACTCTGCTGTAACAAACTTGGCCATCAATGGCTCTGAGGGTTACTTCTCTGCCATCGAGAACCGCGGTCTTGTTACAGACGGTTACATCACCGACCTGGCTGACCTCGACGCAATCGTTAAGGAGCTTGACAAGCAGGGTGCTGGCAACGAGTACGCTTTGTACATCGACCGCACGCAGGACTTGTTGATCGACGACTTGGTTGCAAAGGGCAACTCTGGCAGCTTGACTGCTGGTGTGGCTGAGCAGTACGGTGCGTTCAACAACAGCAAAGAGACAGCTGTAAACTTGGGCTTCCGTAGCTTTGGACGTGGTGGTTACACCTTCCACAAGCACGACTGGAAACTCTTGAACGACCCAACCTTGTTGGCTGGTGCAAACTTCGCTGGTGTGGCCATCCCATTGGCTACCGTTGTGGATCCGAAGACTGGTGACCGTAACCCTTCGTTGGAGATCAACTACAAGGCGTCAAACGGCTACAGCCGCGAGATGGAGCACTGGATCACTGGTTCTATCTTGGGTGCCAAGAACGACACCAAGGACGTTGCACAGTTTAACTACCGCTCTGAAATCAACCTGGTAACTCGCGCAGCGAACCGCCACATGTTGATCAAGAAGGCAGCCTAAACACTTGATCGGGGAGGGGTCTTAGGGTTCCTCCCCTTTATTAAACCAATTCAATAACAACCAAAATTAAATAACAATGCCAATCAAACCACTCGAAGCCCCAGAGGCCAAGACAGTCACCCCAGCGGTGGCAACACAGAAGGCTCCGTCAGAGTCAAACGGTACAAGGATCAGGCGCAAGTCCGACTCCAACGCCCCACTACCCAAGCGCAAGCAGAAGGTCTACACGCTAACCTCGGCAAACGGTATATGGTTCAGACTGAACCAGGCAAACGTTGTTGTCTACGACGAGGCTGAGGACCAGGTAAGGGCCATCAGGTACTGCCCGAACGAGCCATCGATCTACGTGGACAAGCAGGCCCTAAGCGCTGTACGTGAGCACATCGTGTTCCGCAACGGCGTGCTAGCGGTTCCGCCGACCCAGCCAAACCTTCAGGACTATCTGGACGCACGCCCAGACAACGTGAAGAACGGCGGCACAACCTTTCAGGAGGTAAACACCGAGCACAAGGCAAACGTGGAGCTCGACCAAGAGTTCTTGCTGCACGACGCCATCAGCATAATCAGAGAGAAAAACATTGACGAACTGTTGCCAGTGGCCATGTTCCTCAACATCGACATCGAACAGAAGAACATCGAGATTCGCAGGGAGCTCTTGATTGCAGCCAAAGCCAATCCGAAGTCCTTCATCGAGCTGTTTGACAACCCAGTTGTACGCTCTCGCTCTTCAGTACGCCAGGCCGTTGAGTACGGAATCCTCCGCACCACGCCAGACGCTGTTCTGTGGGCAGACAACAACAGGACGATCACAGCGGTGCCTCACGGTCAGGACCCAGAGGACATCCTCGCCCGCTTCCTGCTACAGGACAAGGGATCGATGGTGTACGAGGAGATTGTGTCCAGACTAGCCAAGCTAGACTAAGCTACACACACTCAGTGAAAGAGGGCCGCAAAACTGTGGCCCTTTTTTTATTGGTATATTTGCATCATTAACCTACACGAATGGCAAGCATATCACTAGTATATAACGCACTAAAGTCTCTGGCAAACAAGGACCAGCGGGGCTTTGTGACCCCAGCTATCTTCAACAGCTTCGCCCAGCTTGCCCAACAGAACGCACTCAACAGTTCGCTCGGCAAGGTTGCGGCCGCTACCAACATGCGGGTCAGGTCCATCGCTGGAGAAAAGGCCATCGCACAGCACAAGGCGATTATCGAGGACATCAGCTTCCTGGCAAAGGACGAGACCCTGACAAAGGCAAACGGATTCTTTGCGCTTCCAGCAGATCTCTTTAGGGTGATCAGCATGCGTACAATGGGTCCCTTTGTCCTGGACAACACCTCAAGCGTTCCTGTTGACTTTGTGGAGGACCACGAGAAGATCGACATGATACTCACGAGCAGGCTCAGCCGCCCAACAGCTCGGAATCCAGTTGCGCTCATCGGTCAGCAGATCGAGGTGTACCCACAGAGCGTGAACAAGGTCAAGATGCGCTACTATAAGACCCCTGAGGGCATCGTTCCAACGACTGGGGCTAGGACCTCACTCACGCCGAGATATGGCTTCACAGAGCTTACTACGGGCCGAGAGATGTTTAACCCTGCTACCTCTGTAGACTTCGAGTTGCCAGACAGTATGTTTCCGCAGCTGGTCATTGAGATGGCAAAGCTGATCGGTATAAACCTGAACGAGGACAAGATCTACGTGTACGCTAAGACAGAAGAAAAGGAAGAATAACAGATGGCAAGAAACAACACACTGGTCAGTGAGATCGTTAACGACTTTATGCTCGGCCTGTCCTCGGACGACTACGCATACGGATCCTCCAAGACCGCGGTACAGAACATCGCCCTGAGGGGTGCTAGGAGCTTCGGCTTTGACATGATGAGGAGGGTCAAGAGCCTGAACCTGCCAGTCAACACAGACCTGATGTGTGTC